GCAACAGGCACTTGCGCAGGATGCGTCCGCTCTGTTCCAGAGCAACGCATCGATTCAGCCCATCCCGCAGGGAGGTCCCTTCCTGCTTGAGATTCCTCTCAATCGTTAGGTAGTGGGGCGCCGGACAGTACCTGTTACCCGGGCGACTAACTAACAGTTGGTTTTACAACATGCTCGTATACCTCGTAACGAACAACGTCAACGGCAAGAAGTATGTCGGACAGACGATTCAGTCTCTAGCAAAGCGTTGGAGCGGTCATCTTTCGACTGCCAAACGAGGAAGAGGGCTTCATCTTTACGATGCCATCCGCAAGTATGGCAAAGAAGCTTTCGAGATTGCAGTGCTGGCCACGGTTGATAACCAGGTTGATTTGGATGAAGCCGAACGGAAGTACATTGCAACATACCAGTCAAACCAGCCTGAACTTGGTTACAACCTGGCTGATGGAGGACGCGGCGGCCCTCGTGGCTATTTTCGGCCATTGACTGAAGGACACAAACAAAAGATCAAGGCTGCGCGACATGGTAATAGCCGACTCGGCAAGACACAGTCGCTCACAGCCCGACAACAGATTAGCCAGTCCAATATCGGCCGACCTGGAACGATGCTCGGTCGTTATCACACTGAAGAAACAAAGACTCTGATGGCGAGTTCTGCAAAAGGTCACCAAAACGCTCTCGGTATTGTGCGTTCAGAAGAAACCAAGCTAAAGATGTCGCAAGGAAGAAAAGCGGCATGGGCAGCCAAGAGAAGGATTGAGAATGTTGAGCGAACGGCGCTGGCTTAAAATCCATGACTTCCTCACATTCAGACCTTCTGAGGTTTTGGACAACAAACGGTTTCTCTGGGAATGCAAAGACTCGAAGTCCGAGACAGGCCACAGCCTGCTCGTTCGCGTGGACGCGACTCACGCCGGCATCGTTACTGGCAATCGCAAGTTCTACCGTCCCGATTGCATGCAGGACGCGGTTCAGACCTGGGTTCCCAAAGGGGTCGCACCGCTTCCCGTTCTTCGCGGGCACGACAAAGAAGGCGACGTGCTGGGCCGGATTCGTGAGGCCAAGTACATCGACGACTCCTGGAAATACGCCAGAGACTTTCCGGTTCTGAAGGACTCAGTCTTCTATAACCGTGATTCGAAGACCGGCGGCAAGTTCAACGTGTTCAAGACGGTGGACTGGATTCAGGACAACCTGGCCCGCGTGAAGGGCTACCAGGGCATCGGTCATATCGAACTGGGTTTGACTCTGACCAACCCTGAAGCGATTCAGAAGATACTCCGTGACGAGTATCTGTGCGTTTCAGCCGGTGCGATTACTGACTCGGCCACCTGCTCCATCTGCCACACCGACTGGGCGTCGGAGGACAAGTGCGAACACCGCCCCGGTGAGATTGTCGATGGACGCATGGCCTTCCTGATCTCGGGAAGGTTCAAGTACAAGGAACTCAGCTTCGTCAACTTTGGAGCGGATCCGTTTGCTCAGGTGAAGTCCTACGAGTTGAAGGACTCACTCGAGAAGATGTTCTTCCTTGGTCTGCCTCTCGATGACCAGCAATTTGCTATCGACAGGGGCCTCAAACTGACCGACAGCCTGTACGAGTCGGACATCGTGATTGAATACGAGGAACCAAAGATGACGATTGACGTGGCCGCTGTTGGGAAGACTCTCAAGAGCCTTGATCTGACGGCAGAAACAGCATTCGATCTTCAGGATCAGCTCACGGCTTGGACACCGGAATCGGACGACGACAAGACCTCCCGGCGCAGTCTGCAGTCCACCCTCACCGCCAAGATCCGCAAGAACGGCTGGAAGAGGGAAGCGAGCAAGGCTGATCCGGTGGCGATTGACGATGCCAGTATGAATGCCGATCTCGCTGCGGTTCCCGCAGTGGCCGATGGCGTGAACGATGCGGCTGCCATTACGACAGCGGTTGCCGAAGCAACCGAGTGCGTGGACGGGGTTTGCGACTGGTCGGGATTCACATTGACCGACGAAGACCAGGCATTCTTCGCCGACGAGCAGAAGGTTTACGACGAGCTTTGCACCGAGATGAGTGCCGCGGGCACCGGCGGCGAGCTCAAGGACGAACAGATCAAGGACGCCAAGCTGGATGCGGAAGCCCGCAAGAAACTGGGTGGCAAGTCCTTCTGTGGCCCGAACCGCACCTTCCCCGTGGAAGACTGCGCGCATCACACCGCAGCCCTCCGGCTGCTGGGCCGGGCCAAGATCAGCGACGGCGCCAAGGAGAAGATCCGGGCCTGTGTTGAGAGAAAGGGCAAGACGTTGAAGTGTTCCGTAGTGTCCAAGACCGAAGACAAGATCAATACCACGGCCACCGGGGGCACCGAGATCAGTGACGAACTGAAGGCCCTGGCTGTTCACGTCAAACTGATCGATTCGGTGGATGGATACGATGCCGTCTCAGCCGAAGAAGCCTTGAAGGACGAAAAGCGGACTCAGATCAAGGAAATACTCGGCCATTACCATGCCCTGGATGTTCATCACAAAGGTTGTGAACCTGATCTGCAGTACAAGATTGAGGATCTTCACAATGCTCTGGCCGAACGGTGGGGCAAGGACCGCTGGGTCGCATGGGCCAAGAAGTCGCTGGCCGAGCACATCAAGGATTCCCTGTTCGTTTCCAAGGACGAACTGGCCGAAAAGGACGAGGCCGTCCTCGGCCTGACTGACGAGCTGGCCGCGATCAGGACATCGGTCGCCACCAAGGATCGTGTGCTCGCCGCCGTCCTCATGGACTCGAAGACCAGCCTGGCAACAACCCTGGTCATGCACAACTGCCTGCGGAAGAAGGATGGCTACACCGGCCTCAATCCCGCGCAGATCCAGGACAAGATTGCCGAATTCGCCAAACGCCATATCCAGAGTCTGAAAGACGCTGTGACCGATCTTTTCGCCGAGCTGCAATGGAACACCGCGGCCGAACCGGGGAAAGCTGGCACCGACCAGGGAACCACGGTAAACGACAACGCTCACGTAGATGAGGTGGATGGTACGGACCGCGAGCCGGCCCTGATCCCTGCGCTCACGGTGCAAGACACCCAAAAGCTTCAGCGCATGCTCACCTACATTCACGACGCAACGGACCGCGAGCGGTATATCGCCGATGTTCGTTACGGCCGTGTGCAGCTCAGCTAAGCAACCAAGACTTAGGTTGCAGGAGAAACTATCATGCCAGTCGATCTCAATAACCAGTACACCGGCAAACTGTTCGGGCAGGACCGTATCGGTCAGACGACCCCGGACCTGGAACTCTCTGAGCCCCTGAAGCCCTGGCTGCCTGTTCCGTATCCGGCGCCCTATCTGCCGGGTCTGCGTCAGGATCAAGGCCATCCGAAGTTGGCGTCTGTCGTGCTCAGCTCGCAGCATCTGATTGGGCAAGACAAGAGCGGCGCGCTCGTTCCTTCCGGCCTGCAATGCGGAAAGACTCCCGCCGGTTCCAACGTGTGGTGCATCATTCAGTGGGGAGCGGGATCGATCGATCAGTTCACCATTGATCCTCGCACCGGCAACGCCGTGACTCCTGGCGACCATTGCGTTCTGGCAGCTCCTGCCGATGCCGCGCCTGGCAACGTCACCCTGACCAATGGCACCGTGATTGCGGTCAGCTGGACCGACATCAACTGGGCCTGGAACTGCACCCTGTTCCCGAGCGTGACGACCGGCACGACAGTGTCCGGGTCCGCCACCAACGTTCCTCTGGTTCCGGTGCTCAATCCCTCCGCTGCTGCGACCCAGTCGACCCTGGTCTACACAGTGGCAGCTGCCGGCGACTCCTTCGTCGGTCAGCTGGTCTTCCAGGTTGGCGCGGCTGGCACGCCTGCCACAGTTGAGTTCAACGGGACACTGGCCGCGGCTGCGACCGCTGTGACTGCAGCGATTACCGCCCTGGCTCCTGCCTCCGCTGTGATTGCTGCCAACGCGGCTCTCACCGCCGCGAACACCGCGCTGACCACAGCCAACACCGCTGTGACGACTGCCAACACCGCTCTCACCGCCGCGAATGTGGTTGTGACCACGGCCGGCAACACAGTGACGGCGACGGACCTTGCCAACCAGTCTGCGGCCCTCGCGGCCTACAACACCGCTCTGGCCAACCTGGCGACTGCCCAGACCACCCAAGTTGCGGCACAGGCTGCCTACACCGCCGTGTTCAACCTGAACGCTGTGACCGTTGCGGCCACCACGACCACGCTGACCCTCACGGGCGTGGTTGACGGCGCGCTCCTGGCCGGCACCAACTCCTTCGTCTTCACCAGCGACATCGACGACGTGGGCCATGTGGGCACGGCAGTCCCCTACTCGTACGGCACAGCCCGTCCGATCGGCGTTTGCACTCGGAACGTCTTCCAGTACATCGGCGGCGTGAAGATCATCGACACATCGCTCGCCGGCGGCATCCTGTACCGCCTCGAAGGCCTGAACCCCATCGGCTTCCAGGTCATGAACTATATGCACGAGATGGGCACGGCCATTCAGACCCAGTATGTGCTGAAGGTGCCGTGGATTGGCGCCACACCGAACACGCTGCAGCAAGACGCAACGACCGACGGCATTCAGGGCTACGTGCAGGGCTATGGACGCACCTTTGCCCACTTCACAGGCCTTCCCACCACCGGCGCAGGCGTGACCTTTTCGCAGTTCCAGAACGACCAGGGCAACTACACGGTGTTCAACCCGGCAGTCAACTCTCCGGTTGATCTGGTCGGTCGCATCATCGGCGTCGTGAACATGATCAACAAGATCGGGTTCTCGAACCGCATCAAGACCCTGTGGGATCCGTCTCGCATGGTTGGCCCGATGACCGATCCGAATCCGGCGGCCATCATGATGGGCGGCTCGGCCACTGCCGGCCTGCCTTACGACCTGAACCTGACGACTGACGGCATCTACAAGGCCTCTCAGTTGCAGAAGACTCAGGCTCGGCCCGAGTACGGCACCTACGTTCTGGTCCGCGTGCTCCTGTAATCCAGGCGCACTCACCTTACTAACAGTTGGTTGGAGAATCCATGCCGCAGATCGTGATCACCCAGGGACAAGCGTATGTCAAGGGCGACGGTCTGCGGTGCATGGCAAAACGCTCCGATAACACAGGCCGCGTCTGCGACAAGCTTGTGGTCAAGAAGAACCCAGCAGGTGAGATCGCCGGAGCATTCCAATGCCCCGATCGCCGGTGTCGCCAGCCTATCCAAGTCGAGACCAGACGATAACTGCGGTCTCTGACGCACACCTTCACAATCCGCCGGCCCACGTTGGGACCAAACCGCCCTGAGGAGGGTATTTTCCACATGTCAAAGACCAAGGTCACTCCCGAACAATTCAAGGC